CCTCCGGATTTTGGTAAAAAGACTGCTTATTGGAATGTTGAAGAGAAGACAATATCTATGTCTTTTGTGAACGATATGATATGTATGATAGAAACCATATTGGATGGGGAAAATTTCGTGCTTTCAGTGAAGGATGATTTAAAGGACGAATTGAGAGAAGAAGAGAGAGTCAAGGATCACAAAACAAGGTTGTTTTGTTCTGCAAACACACATCAATGCGTTTTGCAAAAGATCTTGTTTATGCCGATTGTTCAATATTTGAAAAACCACAGATCAGTTCAACCTATCCAATGTGGAATTAATGTACATGGAAACGATTGGAACAATTTGGCAAATCATGTATTGCGACACCCAAATTATATTGGAGGAGATCAAAGTGGACAGGATATAACCATTCCGAGGGAATTTTCTAAATATTTGTTCAAATACTTAGATTATAACTTTATATGTGATTCAAAGACATATAAAGTTTTATTACGCGCAATGTGCGAAACTATGTCGACAACGCTTCATCATGGACGAGGATACACTTATTTTTATTTAAGAGGCAATCCTTCGGGCCAGTGGGTTACCAGTTTGTATTCATCTTTTTCTACAGTGTTGGTGATGAGTTATGCTTTTGTTAAAGGCTGTATTGAGAGAGGAATTGGAGTGGATGGTTCTGTTTTCAAGGAGAATCTTAGTTTTGCAGCATTCGGAGACGACAATGTTGGGTCCGTCTCCGACGCGTTTAAGTGGTACAATAACGTTTATTTATTAGAGCAGTTTGCTAGTTTCGGTATGGAATTCACCAATCCAACGAAGACGGCAATAAATAAAGAATTTTTAGATAGGCAAGAAGTGAATTTTCTTTGTAGAGAGTTTAAAGAAACAAGGCTTTCAACATATTATAGTGCTCCTTTAGCATTAGATAGTATTTTGGGTATGGTAACTTACGTCAACAAGCCCAAAGATGAAGACACTATAGCAACTAAATTGTTGGAGGTAGTTTCAGCGGTAGAATGTGAGCTTTGTCATTATACGCGCGCGGAAGCAAATTTGATAGAGAAGAAGTTAAATAAAATTTTCAAG